TACTAAATCGTTTGTATCTTTACCAGTAAAATCTGGTTTGGATGATGAATATATTGGTTGTACAGTTATTTTATCATATGAGTCTGGGGATGCCGCCCCATTTTGTCCTGCTGAACCTAGAGTATATGATGTTAAATTTTTTCCGTTTCTATTTCCTGGGTCTCCTAAATTTACTCTTGTTTCAATATTTTTAGTAGTATAATCAGGAGCCTCTACTAAATTTCCTATTTTTCTTTGTTCAATTTTTTGATTATCAGTTAAGTTCTTTCTTAATAAAACTCTAAAGTCACCTGGAGTGGTTGTAGCTCCTTTTGATCCGTCACCTACATAAAATGAACTTCCACTTACTGCACTATTAGGATCTGTAGGGATATTAACTAATTGTTCTTGATTATAAGTAAGAACATCATCTGATTTGAATAAATCTGGGTTAGTAGAGAAAGTTTGATTATTATCTAAAGGACCAAATATTCTGATTAATTTACCATCATCTGAGAAACCATTATCTAAAAGGGGGTCGAATGAACTATCTATATAAAATTCATATTTTTCACTAACTCTAACATGTCTAGTTAAATTTGAATTTATTTTTGAATTAGATATTTTTACTTGATTATCTGAGGCCTGTGGGAAGGATATTTGTAATCCTTCATTAGTATTAGTAGCTTTTCTTATAATTGTTTTACCTATTCCAAGTACAGATCCAGGTCCACCACCATACTGGTATAAAATTGGGTCTAAATTAAGTTGTTTTATGTTTAAATTATAAAAACTAACTAATCTATTTACATTTACATTTTTAATAGAAGTTACAAATCCTAAATTAGGATTAATTAAATCAGAATATGTATTTATTCCTCCAATTCCACCAAATGGATTTAAACCTTGCTTGTTAACATGTAAACCAAATGCTACACCTCCTGCTTCAATTAATGTACTTAAGGGAGTATATACTCCTTCATTTAATAATTTACCACTAGCTTGAGTACGAACTGCTGTTCTAGAAAGTAAATTTTGTTTGGCAACAAATAAAAGTCCACTTGGATTTCTTACATCAGTAAAATACTTTCCTAATCTCGCAACATCTGTAAGAGAGTTAGTTATAGCTTTACTTCCACCCCTTAATATAAAGTCGGTGTTTAAAAAGCCATACTCTCCTATTTTGTCAGGGATAGGAGAGGTGATGTAGGGTTGATTTGAAGAACCCCCACCAATTCTATCATGACCAAACTTAAGAGATTTAAGATCAGTTTGAAGATTTATAAGAGCCATTACCCTGGTAGGTTATCGGTGTATTGTACTGGTGTAACTCCACTTAAGTCTAGTTGTGACGGTTGAGGTAAAATATTGTTTACACCATCGTTATACGCTTGAAATGCAGCATTTACTGTTGAAAAACCAGATCCATTAATTGAATATCCTGGTTGGTTACCATCAGTATGTAGTTTTGATTGTTGTGTTGCTCCTGGATTTACGGTTGGAGTTGTACCACTACCATATGAATATGGTGAGCCTGCTGTTGTTAATTTATCTAAAAGTCCCATGTGTTATGTTTTTATTTATTTATAAATATTATAATTATTGAATTTTTACTTTTCTCATTGCAGTAGCCGTTCCAGTTTTAGTACTGTCTGTGTAGCTATCTACTATTATTGGCTTACTGTTTGATCTAGATTGCTCTTGTCGTAATGCTCTCATTTCTTCTAAAAGTGGAGATAAGTCTTGTTGTGAATTTTGTGAAGTAGAATTATTTTGTTTAACTTTATTTGTAGTAAATATAACATTATCTTCTTTAATACCTTGAGCTACAGGTTGTAGTTGTCCCTTTTCAAATTTAGATACTACTAATCCTCCATTAGAATTAATTTCACCATCACGTACTTGGGCAGCTCCACTTGCTGCGTCTTTGGATGCGGATTTTATAGCTCCTACCCCTATAATTATACCTCCTATTATAGTAGCTAAACCTAAACCCAAAGTTAAAGCAGCAGCTGTAGACATAGCTCCTGCGGCAGTAGATGCAGTTAAAGCTGCTGCTACTGCTTGATACGCATTATATGCTACCATTCCTGCTTTCCATGCTATAATAGCAGTCCCAATAAATCCTACAATTTTTTGCATTGTAGTTAATTTATTTAAACCTCCATCAAACATTGTAAGCCATCCTGAAATGCTGTCTCCTATATACGTAATAGTAGCTAATGCTGGGGTTAAAATAAAATTTATTAATGGTAATACATTTGTTACTAAATCTACTAATGGGGAAACAATTTTAAGTACAGGTTCTGCTATTGAAATAAATATTTCTTTTAATTTTTCAACTGATTGATTAAATCTTTCTTGAATAGATTGTTGTTTTAATTGATTAGCATATTGATCATCACCCAATTCTGCTACTGCAGCTGCATATCCTTTTTCTTTAACTAATAAGTCAAATTTTACTTTTGCTGCTGCTGCGTCTTTTACTCCTAATTTACTTAATGCTTCTCTTTCAACTAATGAAGCTGCTAAATCTTCTCTACTCATATTAACTGCTTTTGCTAAAGCTTCTTGTTGAATACGATTCATTTTAGTAAATTCAGCTGTACCTCCTACTTGTTTTAATATTTCTGCAGATGCACCTGCTATATCATTATTTAATGCTAATAATCTTGCTTTTTCTAAATTTAAATTTTTACCAGTAATTAATTCTGCTGATAATTCATTTGTAATTGAAGATTCAAAGTCTAATAATTTTTCAGCTATTTGATCAGCTTGTTGTAAATTAATACCAAATTGTTTTGCTTGAAATGCCGCTTCTGCTAGGCCTTTAGTTGTTCCACCAACTGACAATTTAATAGCTGCTGACGTGTTTGATACTTCTTTTAATAATTGTTTTTCATTTACAGTTAATTTATTTTGAGCATTTAAAGCAGATACTGTTCCTAAAAACTGTTTTACATTATCTTTTAAATTACCTCCGGTTGCTAATGTTAGTTTTTGAATACCTACTAATTCTTCATTAGTGTACCCGGCCATTTCTCTTAATTCAGTAAATGTTATTAAATCTTCTTTATTTAATTTAGCATTTGAACCTAAAGCTACACCTATAGCAACCATTGATTCTTGTAATGCTCTAGCATTTAAAGCTACATTACCTGAGATGTTGCCTATTTCTATAAGTTCTTCTCTTATGTTAGTCGCAGAATCATATGTTATATTAAATGTTTTAGCTAAATCACCAGTGGCTTTATCTCCAGTAATAAGAGCTTCAATAAAAAGTCCAATACTTGCTTGTAAAATATTGGCAGTAGTAAACATTCCTTTAAAATTATCCCATATTTTTCCGGTAAGGGTTTTCATTGGGGAAAATTTCTTAAAAGCCTCATCTCCTTGTGCCGCAGCCTCTTGACCTAATTGTTTTGTTTCATCTAAAGCTGTACTAAAGCCCAAATCTGGGAGGCCCAGTTTTTGAAATGCTTTATCTATACCTGCTACTAATTTTGGAGCAGCTCCTAATTGTTTATTGAGTTTTTTATTAATTTCTTCTACTTTTGAAAAACCTTTATATAAATTTTCAGTAGTATCAATTTGAGCTTGTATTTCACTTGTATTTTTTCCTTCTGTTATATATTGATCTCTAACAGATTTTAAAATATCTATTTGTTTTCTAGCTTGTTCTTGAAGTTTTTTAAATCTCTTTTCATCAATAGCTTGTTCTCCTAATCTTACATCTAATGTTTCTTTAGCTATATTAGCTAATTTACTCATAGCTGATTTATGATCATTTAAAAGAGATTTACCCTTAGTTAAATGAGCTACATCTGCCATAAATGATTTAGTCATAAAATCTAAACTATCGGCAACATCATCAATAATAACACTAATATCTTTAAAAAGAGTTCTATATCTTTCTAATTCATTAACTGATCCTGATATAGCATTATATGATGCTGTTTGGTTTGCTACTTGCTGAGCAGAAAGTGCATTAGATTTAAGCTGTTGTTCAATTTTTGCTTTTAAAGCATTTATTTCATCCTGAGGGGTAGCCATTCTGTAAGGTATTTATTTACTATAAATATTAACTATTTGTAGGAAGTTTTAGATTTTGCTCCAGGTGTAACCTTTTGAGGTACACCTTTCCAATTTTCACGATTTACATTACCTGAAGGATCTATTAGTGTAGATTTATTTCCACCACCTTTTGAGGAAGCATTTTCTGTTGCTTCATTTTCTTTATCATAAAATTCTTTAATCTTATTAAAAGTAAATAAACGAAGCCAACGAGGCATTTCATAGATTGTATTCCAATCATATCCACCCTTACCATGAAAACAAATTTCATGAATTTGAGTAAATAAATTAGCGCGAGAGATTGCTGCAGTACTAGAAGTCAGGCCAAAAAAACTTAATCCCAACTGGTATATCGACTCTATTTGAATCACTGGTGGGAAAAAAAGTTAAATCAACATCTGGTTGGTTTTCTTTAACGTGCTTTCTTAATTCTCTCGAATCTCGAGCTAGCAAATGATTGTCAACGAATTCTCGAATTGTTTTTGTTTCTCGATCTTCATTTACTGATGTAATAAGGTATTTTAAACGTGTGGAAAGTTCTGGAGACGAATTAGCATTAATTTTTTTAAGGCCGTCTAATTCGGCTTGTACCTTTTGTTCATCTCCATGAGTTAAGATTTTATAAGTGATGTTTGTGTTAGTAGACGGTAAAGTATAATTGAATTCATTAACACCTTTATTAGCATGTTCAAATGGTTTATTATCAATTGTTGTTAAGTCAACTGTATATTCGTTACCATCATAATTAAATGTATAATCTTTACCATAACCTAAAATACGAGCAGCTACCATAATAGCATTTTTATCACCCGTAACTAAATCGTTATAATTAATTTTAGATACTATCAATGCTTGTAATAATTTATCTAATACTGTTCCTTTTGATATATAGGATTGATTAGTTAAAATATCTTCATGTTTTGCGGTCATGTAACACATTTCAATTTGACCACTTGATAATGGATTTTCTGGTGAGTACAATAAGCCTTTTGAAGGTAAATCGATAATTTCTGTTGGGATGTTTTTTTCCATAGCTTTTATTTAATGTAACTTGTTTTGATATACATATACGAACAAAAAAGGAACTCACCAAGTTTAAGGTGAGTTCTTTTAAATTGTTTTTTATTAATTTTAGAAATTCAAGATACAATAATCCATTCCTAAATTTACTGATAATTCTTGAGCTGCATTTTCATCATCCCAACTGTAATCACCAAATTTAGCAGATTTAATAAACGCACCTTTAATAATCCATTCTGATACGATATCACCTACAGGGCCTAATACGTTAATAGTTACATCTTTCTTATAAAAATCTGAGTAACCATCACGACCAGTAACTGATTCATGATGTAAACGTACCCATTCCATTACAGCTTGAGCACCTGATGGTGTGATAGGATCAAATAAAGTCATTTCGATATCATCCCACTCTGCTTTACCTTTAATTTTACGGTAAACATTAATGTGATTTAATTTAATTTCGTCCATTGTTACTCCTACAGCACCAATTTTCTTAATTGTGTATGAAGGAATACCATCAACATACATAATGAATCGATTTTTTACTTTCGGTTCAAATGCTGTGAAAAATATTTCGTTTGGGTCTAATATTGCCATTTTATTTTTGTTTTATTTTATTATAAATATGTGTGTTTTTAAAATCTCCCCTCATTTTTCAGAGGGAAGATATTTATTTTTTATTATGCTGGGAAGCTAGCTCCAGTTGGTGTAACGTTGAAATCTAAGTAAATAAATTCAGCTGTTTTAGTAGGCTGTAAGTAAATTTGACCTCTTAATTCATTACGATCAATTACATCTGGAGTATTGTTTGTATCATCCATTACTACTTTAAATGCATATAATCCTTGTCTTTGTTGAACACTTGTTAAATATGGGTTCACTTGTGATAAGAATTGATTTCTTGTAGCAATTGTATTTTGTTCAAATACTAAATTATTTGCTACTTGAGAAATATATGATTTTAAAGCAATTAATAATCTTCTAACATTTACACGATCAAGAGCTGATGCTGCTGTTTGTAATGTTTTCTGACCATATACTACAACACCTGTTCCAGGGAATGTAGCGATTGGATTTAATTTTCCTGTGTATAAAGTATCACGTTGAGTTTGAGATAATTTTAATTTAGCTCTAATCACTGTAGATAAACCACCACGATTAATACCTGCTGGTGCGAACCAAGGTTCTGCTACTGTATCGTTGTAAGCGTAAACACCTGCTATTACTGTTGAAGCTGGAACCCATACGTTATCACCTGTACTAGGTTCAACAACTTGACACCAAGGCCAATATTCTGCTGCATATGAAGTATTTCTTGTTGCGGCTGCAGATACTACACTTGATATAGTACTAACACTATATCCTACTGGGTCTAATACATAAATATTGTCTCCTCTATTTTGAGTATTTGCAATAATAGTACTTACTTTACCTGCGAAATTTCCTTGATCATATAAACCAGGTGTTAATAATACATTAAATTTATAGTCATCAGTATTAGCTAACAAATTAATCATGTTGTCATAATTATCTGCTACTAATCCTTGTGAATTTGTAGATTCGTCAATTTTATCATAAAAATTAGCTCCACCTTTAATAATACCAACTGCACCACCAAAAGCACCACTTGCATTCGTAGGAATAGAACCTGTAAACTGTGATTTTGCTACTCCATTATTATCTAAGAAATTTGGAGTTGTATAAATTACTTGTTTTACAGTTACATAATTTGATCTATTAGCATATGAACCAGAATATTCAATTTGATTAATATCATAATTGTTTCCTGCTACATAATTTTCAGCTGTATCTCCAATTACACGAGAAATGTAGTTATTTGAATTAGGATCTAAATTTAATCCAGTCCATGTTTCTAAAATAACAGGTTGTAATAAATTGTCATCACCTCTTCTAATTAATAAATCAAATGTTCCTGATGAAGTATTTGAATTTACAATTTGCCATCTTACGTTGTCTTTAGATCCACTTGCTAATAATGCACCACTAACTTCGGTACAACTACTATTCATTAAAGCACCTTCAGAAAGCGTTTGTAATGTAAAAGAAGATGAAGTAAAGTAATTTGTTGCAGCTGAACTAGTAGCCGCTGTATAAGATCCAGATACTACTCTTGCCACTAATAAGGATTGACCTCCATTAATAAAGTAATTGTATGCAGCAATTGAAGTAAGAAATGTATATGTTTGGCTATCATTTGTGCTTCCACTTACAAAAGTGGTACCAAATTTATTAACATACTCATTGTACGTAGTTACTACTGTTGGAACTTCTACTGGGCCTTTTACTGTTGGTCCTATAATTGCTGCTCCTACTGTAACCGGTCTTTTAGATACAAAAGATGAATCGTTCTCTCTTGCTAAGACGCCGGGTGATATTAAAGTTTCTGCCATTGTGTTTGTTTATTTAATTTTATTATAAATATAGCAAAACACATTAAAAATATTAGACGCCTATAAATTCTCCTTTTTCAAGGTTGATTGTTCCATCACCATATTTTTGTTGTAAAGTTTCGCCGATGTTAGTTTCTTCTTTTCGTAACTTTTTTAATTCTTCTTTAAGAAATTCTTTTTGTAATTCAAGTTCTTGAAATCTTAATTCAATAATACCAAATTGTTCAGTTAATTGAAGGCGTTTTTCTTGAATTGATTTTAATAATTGTAATTCTTCTTGTGTCAAAACTTTTGTTGTCATAAATTTTATTTTTGTTTTTTAATTATCCTTGAGCAAATAAACCATCTTTATAATCTTGTGTAAGATCTGTCCAAGTGTCTGTTAATGAATTATATGATGCAAAATATGTTACATCAGTATATGCTTGAAATTGATAATCTGTATTAATAAAGATACCACTCATTGCATACATTGTTCTACCTGCAAGTGAACTAAAAAATGAACTTGAATTGTTTACAACATAATCCCATCCTGCTTCTCTTATTATGTCTGTAGCCACCATTACATTTTCACTAATTGAACCACTAAGTGAAGCGGAATATGGATAAATTATATCTGCTAATTTCCACAATTCATAATTTTCATTATCATATGGAGCATTTGATTGTGATGGTGGATTTGGATCAGTTGTAACTAATCCTACTGCTCCATGAACTGCTCCACAGTTTGTAGATATAGCTGCTTGACCTTTACGGAATTGATATCCTGCAGATCCAGTAAAAGTAACTCCTATGTGTGGTGTACAAGATACAAATAACGTTCCTGTATCGGTGATATGTGAAGCATAAGCTCCAAATCCAACTGATCCTACAAATGGATATCCTGCTAATCCACCTGCCATAAATGGTCCTAGAAAAGACTGCATAGATAATGGATATTGTCCTAAATTTCCTGTAGCTGTAAATGCATCTACATCATCAGAGCAAATTGCTACAGCATGTAATACATCATTTGATGGGTAACCACTTTTTTGTTTAATATAATTTACAGTATATGTACCCCACACCTCTGTTAAAGAAGCACTTGGATAAAGTCCTCTTACAGTTGTTGTATATAATGATTGTGATGGATTTATTCCATTATTATCTGTAAGTGTAAGTTGACCTTGATTTACTGATAAAATTACAGTTCCTACTGGTGATGAAGTAGGAATCGGTCCGTTTTGTTGAAGTTCAATATAAGTTGGCATTTTGTTTTTAGTTTTTGTTTATTATAAATATTAGTTATTTTTGTTTTAATTAATCCCAGTAAAAGTCATTGTCAATTGTCCATGCATTATTCATCCAAATTGCTCTTGGAACATCTTTTCTCCAATTACCAAGCACATTAGGATCTGAAAACGCTTGCCATCCTCCTGGTCCTCCTGATAATTGTCCATAGTATTCTGGCTTACGGATACTATCTATCCATATTTGTATTTTGGCTGAGTTTCCAATACCTAAATTAACCCCATTACCTGTCACTATTAATTCTACTGATTGTCCTTCGTATTGTCCTTCTGGTAAGTAGTAATGTAAATATTGTGTATTAGCATCCCATCCTGTTGTATCTATTGAATAAACGGATTGTTGACCATCTAAGCGAGTTGCTACTGTTGAATAGTTTGAAAGTAAATTTGCAGTATTATTTTTAAATCCTAAATTACTGTATCCTGTATTATTTAATTGAGGAAATCCATAAGCTTGATTTGCTTTATCAAATGTTATTATTGTGTTATTATTTGAAACAACTCCAGGACCTACTACCGAACCTGGTCCTGTTATTCCTTGGTTAGCTATTAAACTTCCACTAACTATAACAGTTCCATTATTAATTAATTCACCTAATATAAGATATTGGGCATTTTCTTCTATAATGAAAGTACAATTTAATGGTATTAATAAATCTCCATGATTGATAATATTTTGAGTTGCTCTGATAAAATTAACA